ATGCCATACGTTTAAGTCGCGCCAAAATGTCGTCACGCAATGGCAAACGTGCGGTTCAAAGCATTGCAAAAAGGCTTAAGATTCAAAAGTTTAAGCAACAAACCGAAGGTAAATTGTCATGGGAAAAAGTGGATGAGATACGAGCCACCGATGTGCCTTCGCGGGTTTTGGCTGAAAAATTTGGGGTAGACAAGTCGTTGATTTGCAGGGTACGCACTGGACAGGCTTGGAAACGGATAGAAAACAACATTTTTGCGGGGTTGCTATGACACAAGATGAAATCATTGAAATGGCTAGACAGGCTGGTTTTGTTGTGACGCACATTGGCGACCCGATTAAAACCAATTACGCCATGATTGAAGCCTTTGCCAAACTGGTAGCAGAGAAAGAACGAGAAGAGTGTGCAAAGATTTGCGATGGAAACATAGATTCTGAGTACAAAACTGGAAAGGTTGACCACAATGAAATAGCGTGGGCGCAGCTTTGTGCAATTCAAATAAGAAAAAGGGGACAAGAATGAACTATGAAGCATGGATTGCCGAGAAGGTGAATAGCGGCAAAGAGGCGACCATCAGTTTGGGTTTGCTTGAAAAATTAATGTACGAGCCTGCGATCAAGCACTGGATTGAGAGCACAGCCAAGAAGTTGGGCTGCAAAGCCACTATTCATTGGAAAAGCGATGTAGTGACCTTTTACCCAGTGAGTGCAATATGAGTTTCATTGCTTTTGCACGAGTTTACAAAGTTTTAGACAAAATAAGGAGCATGAAGTGAGAAAGCAGTGCCGAAGGAAAATTTGGTCAACCGATATTGATGTGATTGCTCACGCTATTGCTGGCGCTGCTATCACAGACAAAGCAAGCCTAAACAAGCTACGTTTGGCTGAATTGTCAGCCTTGGAAGCCATGCGGATGGGTCAAGGCACAGTTGATGATTGGCGTATGCTGGTTGATTTAATGAATATCTGCGAGACATTTGCTAAAAGCGGCATCGGCCCTGAAGCCCTGCCAGACTGCAAATTAGCCCAAGAAAGCCTACACAAAGCCGCTTTAAGGTACGAAGCCACCGAGCGTATGGGTTTGGATGGGCAAGGCATTAAAGCGCTTCAAAACGTGCGGGAATGGCATGATTTACAGCGTACAAGCGTGGCAAGGTCGGTTTACGAGCGCATGATTGAAAAAACCCGCAACAACATACGTTCACATGGCAAGGACGTGGTGGTGATATGACTGCCAGACCAAAGTTTAATTACTTCCGTAGCAAGCAACACCTAAAAAACGTAGCGTCACTGCCTTGCCAAAATTGCTACATAGAAGGCCAGACGCAGGCGGCACACTCAAACTTAGCGGAACATGGCAAAGGCAGAAGCATTAAAGCATCAGACGAATATGTGGCGGCACTATGCCAAAAATGCCATTACGAATTAGATCAAGGCGGCAGATTGAACAAAGAGCAAAAGCGCAATCTGTTTATGATGGCATACGGGAAAACCCGCGCAAAGCTATACGCTGCGGGTTTGTGGCCTGATGAGCTAAAAGGTGATTAAAATACTTGCGTTGGCAAGTTTAGGCATAGGGGTTTTCTCGATTTTCCTCTGGGGTGCTTTTTCTTGCCAACACCTATAATCGTGGTGTCAACTGGTTAAGCTGGCGCTCTAGGATGTGAGATTTAGGGAATTTTCCAGCTTTCTGCCCTAACTAGCCGAATCACCGAATAGACAGTTGGCATTGACTTTTTTTGTGCTTTTGTGATAATTGAAGGGCGCAAAAAACCTTTCTTTTCCTAGGAGTAATCATGAAAGAACTGCCAATTGAATCCAAAGCCGAACGTAGCAAAAAGTCAAAAGACGGTTTGCACGACACAGGTCATTTGCAAGCTGCTGTCGAATACGCTCACGGTTGCCGTGTTGGTGATCGTAACCACTTTGAGCCACCTGAAGGCCCAACTAAAGAGCCAGTTCGCGTGAACGGCGTCCCCATGATGCCTCAAGGCAACATTAACAGCGGCAATCGCAAATAAGGGGTAAATTATGGGTCACAATGCTATTGGCGTTGCTTATGAAGACCAAAACCTGATCGGCTCTCAAACTGTTGCTGTGGATAACAGCACAGGCCAATTGGGTTATCGTATTGGTTACAACGGCACAGTACCTTCTGTTACTCAAGCCACCAGCAAATCTACTGGTGTGACATTGAATAACAACATTGGCAAAATCACAATGAATAACGCAGCTTTGGCTAACGCCACAGCCGTGAAATTCACAGTGACAAACTCCAATGTGACTGTTGGCGATGTTCTTTCGGTTGCAATTGTTTCTGGCGGTACTTCTGGCGACTATTTGGTGTCAGTCGGTGCTGTTGCTACAGGTTCATTTGACGTTGTTTTATATAACGTCTCTGGCGGTAGTTTGTCAGAAGCTGTTGTTATCGGATTTGCCAACATTCAAGCAATCGCACTGTAATATGGGCAATTCTCTTGCTATTGGCGTAGCCTATTCTGACCAAAACATCATTGGGGCTGACGTTGTTTCAGCTACCAATGTTGTTGCAACAGGTCAGATTGGCTATGCGGCGGGGAATTACTCAACTGTTACCCAGACAAACAACAAATCGACTGCGGTAACAATTAACACTCCTTCAGGCTCAATAATCACAGCAAGCTCACAATTAGCACCATCAGCTCAAGCGGTTTTTGTTGTTAACTGTTCAGCGGTAAGTTCAAAAGACAATGTGATTATTAGCCCTGCCAGCGGTGGCACACTTGGTGCTTACAATATTTTTGTAGCAGCAGTTGCTAATGGGTCGTTCACGGTTGTTATCAAAAACTCAACGAATAACGCATATTCTGAAGTTTTGAATATCAACTATGCCATTCTTCACACGCAAGGATAATCATGCCTCTCAAAAAATCGACCAGTAAAAAGGCTTTTCAAGAAAACATCAAAGCCGAGGTAAAGGCAGGGAAACCTGTCAAGCAAGCTGTGGCGATAGCATATTCTGAAAAGCGTGAGGCTGAAAAATCAAAGCGCAAGAAGAAGTAACGTCTTGTCAAATCTTTATTCAAGCGAATGAGGATGATGACGAGATTCAGGTTAACGTGATCGGTGACGGGATAGCCGCGCAGATTGCGTTAACTTGGATTCATGAACTATCGGCAAATTACCGTATAGTAGGCAACTTCAACACAACCCGAAACTAAAAATGCAAATCGAAAATCTGAAACTCGCATATTCCGACCTTTCCATCCAAGAGTCGGATTTGATCTTTATGGGCTTGAGAAAACTCCCAATGGAATCAGTCGAAGCGTTGGTTATGAAGCTAGGCAAACAAGCAGCCTTGCAATTAGCCCAATTCAAGGCGGGAAGCCTGCCAGACGTTGATTACTTTGGAGATCAGAATGCAGATAACTCAAAAGCTAGTAACTGAGCTAATTCCTTATGTAAAAAACAGCCGTACCCACAGCGATGAGCAAGTGGCACAAATAGCGGCAAGCATTAAGGAATTTGGCTGGACTAACCCAATATTGGTGGATGGTGACAACGGCATCATTGCAGGTCACGGTCGCCTCATGGCTGCGCGTAAGCTAGGTTACAAGGAAGTCCCAACCATTGAACTCAAAGACCTGACCGAAGCCCAAAAGAAGGCTTACATCATTGCCGACAACCGCTTGGCGCTAAACGCAGGGTGGGACAATGAAATGCTGAAGCTGGAGTTTGACCAGTTGGCAGAGCTTGGCTTTGATTTGGAATTGACGGGTTTTAGCCTTGACGAGATTGAGGCGTTAAACCCCGTGGAATTGAATGCTGGATTGACGGATGAAGACGAAGCCCCGCCGCTACCACCTGAGCCGACAACTAAGCCTGGCGACATATACAAATTGGGCAAACACCGCCTGATGTGCGGTGATAGCACTAGCATCGAGCATCTAGAGCGCCTTTGTGACGGTCAAGCCGTGGATATGTGGCTTACAGATCCACCTTACAACGTAGCTTATGAAGGCAAAACCAAAGACAGTCTAACTATTCAAAACGATAGTATGGGTGACGAGCAATTTCGCCAATTCTTGCGAGATGCTTACGTTGCTGCCGATGCTGTAATGAAAGCTGGTGCTGTTTTTTATATTTGGCACGCCGATTCCGAAGGCTATAACTTTCGTGGCGCAGCCCAAGACGCAGGTTGGAAAGTGCGCCAATGCCTTATTTGGAAAAAATCCAGCATGGTTATGGGTCGCCAAGACTACCACTGGAAACATGAACCTTGCTTGTATGGCTGGAAAGAAGGTGCTGGCCACCTTTGGGCTACAGACCGCAAACAAACGACTATTTTGGAGTTTGAAAAGCCTTCTCGCAACGGTGAACACCCAACTATGAAGCCTGTGGCTTTGTTTGAGTATCAATTACTTAACAACACAAAGGGCGGCGACATAGTGCTAGATTCGTTTGGTGGAAGCGGTACGACTTTGATCGCAGCCGAAAAAAATGGGCGCATAGCCAGGCTGATGGAATTAGACCCAAAGTATTGCGATGTGATCGTAAAACGATGGGAAGACTTCACAGGCAAAAAAGCCGAGTTGTTGACAAACCCGACAGAATCAGTAAACTAATGTAACACTTCCCCTTTATAAAATGTCACACGAACATGAACCAACGCCCGAAACCCGCAAGCTGGTTGAATCCAGTAGTGGATTAGGCTTGCCCCATGAGTCTATTGCTGTGCTTGTTGGCATTGACGATAAAACTTTGCGTAAGCATTACCGACAAGAGTTGGATATGGGTAAAGCCAAGGCGCATGGGCAAATAGCTAAGACGCTTTACAGCAAAGCACTGGCGGGAGATACGACCAGCTTAATTTGGTGGACTAAAACACAAATGCGGTGGTCTGAAACTGTTAAGCAAGAACACATGGGCGAAGGTGGTGGCCCTGTCAAAATCATTGCCATGAACAACTTGGACGAAGACGCTTGAAACTCACCCAAAAGCAAATCGAGGCGCAAAGGGTTTTATCGGCTGACTACAAATACATCATGCTATTTGGGGGCAGTCGGTCAGGAAAGACCTTTCTCATTGTTCGGCAAATCATTACTAGGGCGCTCAAAACGCCTGACAGTAGGCACACAATCCTTCGGTTTCGCTTTAACCATGTCGTCAACTCAGTGGTATACGACACCTTTCCCAAGGTAATGAAGCTGTGTTTTCCTGGCGTTGAATACAAGCTAGACAAGCAAAGCTGGTTTGTTAAGTTTCAAAACGGCGCTGAAATTTGGTTTGGTGGCTTGGACGACAAAGAGCGCACCGAAAAGATTTTGGGTATGGAATTCGCCTCAATTTACTTGAATGAATCAAGTCAGATTAGCTGGCAACCAGTTGGGATTGCAATCACGCGCTTGGCTCAAAAGGTTATGCAGCAAATTGAGGGGAGAGAGCCTAAGCTGCTTAAGCCCCGTATGTTTTTTGATTGCAACCCGCCTAACAAAAACCATTGGACGTACCAGCTTTTTGTGCTCAAGCGTGACCCCGAGACAAAAGCCAATATCCCTAGTCCGCAGGATTATGCTTATTTCCAAATCAACCCAAGGGATAACCAAGACAATCTCTCGGATGATTACCTAAGCACATTGGAAAACCTAAGCGCAAGGCTGCGTAAGCGCTTTTTAGATGGGGAATTCACCGATGCCAATCCAAATCAGCTATTCCCTGATGACGCTATTGATCGCTGGAGGGCTAATCCTGATGATTTACCAGATATGGCAAGAATCATTGTTGGAGTTGACCCTTCTGGAGCAGGTGATTCTGATAACGCTGACGCTGACGCTATTGGTATTGTGGTCGGTGGACTTGGTGTTGACGGAAACGCCTATTTACTTGAAGACGCCACCGTAAAGGCTGGCCCTGCTACATGGGGACGGATGGCTGTCTCTGCGTTTGATCGCCACAAAGCTGACGTTATTGTGGGCGAGACCAACTACGGCGGCGCAATGGTGGAGGCGGTGATTCAAGCTGCCAGACCGAAAACTAACTTTAAAGCGGTTTCGGCGACTCGCGGAAAAGTTGTACGCGCTGAACCATTTGCAAGTTTGTACGAGCAAGGTAAAATTAGGCACGTTGGTCGTTTTGCTGATTTGGAAGAAGAATTGTCTGGTTTTGCATCAAATGGGTACACGGGAAGCAAATCTCCTAACCGAGCAGACGCTTGGATTTGGGTTTTAACTGAACTTTTCCCTGGAATGCTCAGAAATCGTGAAAAAGACAAAGCCAAACTGCAAACGAGACCGATTAACAATTTCTCCCGCACATCGGGATACTGGATGTAAACATGGCATACGACAAAGACGAAGACATTGTTGCAAGAGCGCAAAAGCACTTTAAAGCCTGTTTAGATTGGGAACAAGATACCCGTCAGCGTTTTCGTGAGGATATGCGTTTCCTGTTTGCTGATTCGGATAATCAAGACCAATGGGAGCCAGCGGTCAAAGCTCGCCGCCGCCTGAATACTCAGCCAATGGTGACGATCAACAAGACGCACACGCACTGGCTGCACGTTGTCAACAACTTAAAGGCCAACAAGCCTAGCGTTACGGTTCATCCTACCAATGACGAGGCAACCTATGAAGCTGCTCAAGTCTTTGAAGGTTTAGTGCGTCACACAGAATACATTTCAAACGCTAAGGTCGCTTATGACATGGCGGCTGAATCGCAAGTTGGTGGTGGTATTGGCTATTGGATTGTTACGACAGCCTACGCTGACGATTCCAGCTTTGACCAAGAGATTTACATCAAAGAAGTGCCAGACACGATGTCAATCTATCTTGACCCGCACATTAAAAAGCGTGACGGTTCAGATGCTAAGTTTGGTTTTATCTATGAGGATATACCAAAAGAGGAATTTCGCCGCCGATTCCCTAATACCTTGTTGCCTGCTGTAGAGGCTCAAGGTAGCCAAAACTGGATTACAAAAGACGTTGTTCGCCTTGCTACTTACTATGAAGTTGAAGATAAAAAGGAATGGCTGTACTCAATCCCCAATGAAGACGGTTCGCTGACTTACAAAAAGCAGTCTAATTTGTCTCGTGATGAGCAAAAGATGCTCAATGAAGCTATCAAACTTGGTGCTGACATTCAACGCCGCCGCATTGACAAGCGCAGTATTAAAAAATACTTGATTGGCGGTAATACTGTTTTGGAAAAAGGCGATTGGGCTGGTAAGTATGTGCCAATTGTTCGTGTGCCAGGCGAGGAAATCACGCTTGAAGGCAAGCTAGACCGTAAAGGTTTGGTACGCTACATGAAAGACGCGCAACGCGCCTACAACTACAACGCTGCGGCTGCCCTAGAGTATGGCGCATTGCAATCTAAGTCGCCTTACCTTGCGCCTGTTGAGGCCATTGAGGGCTTGGAAAACTATTGGGCAACGGCTAACACCGAAAACCATGCTTATCTGCCATACAACCATGCAGACGAGCAAGGCAACCCCATTCCTAACCCTGCCCGTGCGCCTGCACCTATGTCTTCACCCGTCTACATGGATGGTATGGCACAGGCAGCGCAAGAGTTAATGATGACTTCGGGTCAGTACGATCAAACTTTTGGCGCTCAAAGCCAAGAATTGTCGGGCGTATCCATTGAGAAGCGTGTCAACCAAGGTGAACGAGTTACATTTCACTTTCAAGATATGCAGAACATGGCAATTCAGTTCACAGGCAAGATTCTGATTGACCTTTACCCCAAGATTTACGACACAAAACGCATTGTTCGCATTTTGGGTGATGATGGTACAGAGCAACAGATCACGCTTGACCCTGAATTGAAAGTGCCTCTCAAGAAACAAGAAGAAGCCGAGTCGGGTGATGTGAACGTCATTTTTAACCCCGCCGTGGGTGCTTATGATGTGGTTGCAGAGGTTGGCCCGAACTACGATACCCGCCGTGAAGCTGCGTTTGATGCTATGACTAAGCTATTGTCTGCACAGCCTGCGCTGGCGCAAGTCATTGGCGATTTGTACATGGGTTCGGCTGACTTCCCGAATGCGGATAAATTGCAAGAGCGTATGAGAAACTGGATTCCCCCTGCAATTTTGGGTACAGGGCCTTCAGACGCTGAAATGGCGCTCCAACAACAATTGCAACAAGCCCAAGCAATTATTCAACAAATGACTATGGCTTTAGAGGAGAAGAAAACCGAAGAAGCTATGGAGAAACAACGCCTCGATATGGACGCCATGAACCACTTGGCTATCCGTCTAGAAAACGAGCGCAAAGATTTGATTAGCGCATTCAAAGCCGAAACCGAGCGTTTAGGTGTGCTGATTAAAGATGTGAAGCCACAGGATGTTGGATTAATTACTGATAAGATGGTGAGCGAGATCGAAGGCGCAACAAACATCGGTCAGGATATTAACCCCGACTTCCTAGACCCTTCACAGGTGTTAGCCCAAGAAATCCCTACCATCACCAGTTGAGGAACTATGTCAGAAACAATCGAAACCCAAACCACAGAAAATCCAGAAGCAACTATTGAGCAATTAGCCGAACCCAAGGCAGAGGTTCAAACTGAGCTAAAAAAAGACGCTTACCATGAGTTGCCCGATTGGGCGCGTAAACGCATGGGCGAACTTGCTGCTCAAAAGAATTCTGAACGTGAACGTGCTGCTCAATTGCAGGCACAGATTGACGCTTTGAATCAAGCGCCGCAACAACAATATCAACCTCAATCCCAAGAGGATGTGTACACAGTTGCCGCCAAGATTGCCGAGCAAAAGATGCAAGAGCAATCTTTTATTCAAAAAATGGGGCAAATTGAAGCCACCGCCAAAGAACAATTTGGCTCTGAATACGACAAGGCCATTTCTAATTTAAGTTTGGCTGGCGTTCAATCTAACGACTTTTTACGCGCTTTGGCTGAAATTCCTAGCCCTGAAAAAGTTTTGGTTTACTTGGGTCGCTCGGACAACGTGGCAGAGGCGATTCGCATTGCCAACCTGAACCCGCTGCAAATGGGCATTGAAATGACAAAGTTGAGCAACAAGGCCAACAAAGAATTTTCCAAACAGCGTTCTAATGCGCCTGCTCCCGTGGGTGAGGTAAGCGGTGGTTCGTCTAGTGGCGGCGGCGGTGCAGAGCCACCTATTAGCGACACACAGGCTTGGATGGCTTGGCGCAATAAGACCAAAAAGTCTCGTTAATTCTTGCGGCAGCCTAAAAACTGCCGTAAAATGTTTACTAAGGCAGAAGCAGGCCGTATAACTGTTGTGTTGAGCCGTTAAAACAAACTCCAGGCTAGAGTTAAAAGGAATCCCACTTTTAATCTTTTTCATAAGGAGGTAGATCAACATGACTACTAACTCACTATTGACGATTAACCAGATCACGAATGAAGCCGTGCGTCTGTTTACTCAGTCAAATGCTTTCTTGCGTACCGTTTCGCGTCAATATGACGACCAATTCGCCCGTACTGGTGCAAAAATTGGTTCGACTTTGCGCGTTCGTCTGCCTAACGATTACACCGTTTCGACAGGCCCAGCAATTACCCCTCAAGGTACTAACGAACAAAACACATCGTTGACTGTGGCAACACAAGCTAACGTGCCTGTGTCGTTTGGTACTGCTGAGAAAACCATGCAATTGGACGACTTCAGTGAGCGCGTTCTCGCTCCCGCTGTTAACCGTTTGGCTGCTTACGTTGCTGCTGACCTAATGAACGTGGCTGGTCAATCTGCCAACATCGTGGCTAACTTGTCTGGTTCTACTTTGTCTAGCCCCAATGCTACGACTTGGTTGACCGCTGGCTCTGCTATCGATCAAAACTTGGCCCCCCGTTATGACCGCAAGATTATTCTTGACCCCGTGACCCAAGCCCGTACCGTTTCCTCTTTGGCTGGCTTGTTTAACCCTCAAGTCAAAATTGCCGACCAATACGAAACAGGCATCATCACCAAGGATACCTTGGGCTTTGACTGGATGTATGACCAAACCACCCAAGTTCATACCGTGGGTTCATTCTCTGCTGGTACAGTTAACGGTGCAAGCCAAACTGGTACTACATTGACCGTGAACGCAATCACTGGTACTTTGAACGTGGGCGACATCATCACGATTGCTGGCGTTTACGCTATCAACCGTTTGACTGGTCAATCTCAAGGTCAATTGCGTCAGTTCGTTGTGACTGCTAACGTTGCTTCTGGCGCGACTAGCATCCCAATTTATCCAGCAATTACTCCCGCACCTGCTGCTTTCAACACCGTGACAGCTTCGCCTGCTAACAGCGCCGCTATCAGCTTGGTGATGCCTGCCAGCTCACAGTATCGTCAAAACTTGGCCTACTACCCAGAAGCGTTCACATTGGCTACCGCCGATTTGGAAATGCCTACTGCTGGTGTGGTTCAAGCTGCTCGTGCAAACTTTGACGGTATCAGCCTGCGTATGATCGAAGCCTACGACGTTATGTCTGACAGCTTGATTACCCGTATGGACATTTTGTACGGTTACGCTGCAATCAAGCCTGAATGGTCTTGTATTGTTGCTGACGTGGTCTAAACGGAGCGCACCCCCTATGAAAATCGAGCAGTTTTATAGGGGGAAGCCTGTGCTTCCTCCTGTGTATATTTACAAAGAATTCCCCAAGTGGATTACCAAATCAAGCGGTGATTCTGTTTTGGTGAATGACGAGATTGAAGAACGTCAGCTTTTAGAGGCTGATAAACCGAAGCGAGGAAGGCCAAAAAATGACGCAACCACTGCCAACGACTCCCTCGGACATAATCAACCTAGCGCTGAAGACAGCTAACGTCATTGGTGTTGGACAGACACCTTTGGCGCAAGATACCAACGATGCGTTTAACCAGTTAAATATGATGATGGCGCAATGGCAGCGCCGCCGTTATATGGTTTACGAGTTGGTAACGATTTCCTTGCAAGCTACGGGGGCAGAATCTTACACAATTGGCCCTGGCCAACAGTTTGATATTGCCCGACCCGTCAAGATTGAGTTTGCTTACTTCCGCATGAATGCAGGTACACCGCTGCCTGTTGACTACCCATTAACTGTTTTACGGGCGCAAGAAGACTACGACCGTATTTCAATTAAGAACCTCAACGCTTTCCCGCAATATCTTTATTACGATACAGGCTATCCTGTGGGTAATATTTTCGTGTGGCCTTTGCCAAGCAACCAATACACAATCTTTTTGAGCGTGATGGTGCAATTGCAAAAATTCAACACAATCAGCGATCAGATTGTTTTGCCGCCTGAATACTTGGATGCGTTGCATTGGAATTTAGCGCGGCGTTTGTGCGTGGTTTATGGTGTGCCAATCCCGCCTGAATTGACTGGATACGCCGAAGCCTCAATGAGTGCAATTGAAGAAGTAAATAGCCAAATTCCTTTGTTGCACATGCCTGTGGCCTTGCGTGGAAAATCTGGCGCTTACAACATTTATGGCGATTTTTATGTTGGGAGTGCAGGTTAATGGCTAAATTACCGTTAGTAACTGGCGCTTACCAGACGAAAAGCGTCATTGCTGGCGCTCAACGCTGCGTTAACCTGTACATGGAAAAGAATCCCGATACTTCGGTTTTCCCTGCGACTCATTACCCAATGCCAGGCTTAACTACGCTGACAACAGCGCCGAATGGCAATGTTTGGCGTAGCATTTACTCTGCTTCTAACGGACAGCTTTATGGTGTCTGCGGTTCTACCGTGTACACATTAAACAGCAACTTAGGGCTGCAAAGTTTAGGAACGATTCAGAGTAGCTCTGGCGTTGTCTCAATGGTTGATAACGGTCAATATGTGTTTTTGGTTGACGGTACAGTGAACTCGTCTACCAATTACGGCGGCTATACGATTCAAATGAGTAATAACACGCTTGCGCCGATTAACAACAGCGGCTCAGGCGACCAAGGTGGGTTTTACGGTTCAAATCAAGTTAACTATGTTGATGGTTACTTTATTTTCAACCGACCAAATACAAACCAATGGTACATCTCGTTAAACAACTCAATCACACTTGACCCTACCGACTATGCAGCCAAATCTGGATTCGCTGATAACATCGTTGGTATTGGCGTTGCTCGCCGTTATATTTATCTGTTTGGTGAAGTAACAACTGAAGTCTGGTTTAACGCTGGTAATGCGGTGTTTCCATTTCAAGAGATGCCTGGCTCGTTTATTCAATATGGATGTGCTGCGACTAATTCTATTGCTCAAATGGATGGTGAGATGTATTGGGTTGCTCAATCGCCCCAAGGCCAAGCCTACATTTGCCGAACACAAAACTTCTCTGCGGTTCAAATTAGTACGTTTGCGATTGACCAAGAATTGCAAACTTACTCAATGCTGTCAGACGCTATCGGATACACATTTGAGATTAATGGTCACTTCTTTTATGTGGTGACATTCCCTAGCGCAAGTAAAACATGGTGCTTTGATCTGTCTAACCAACAATGGTCGGAATGGTCAACCACTGATTCAAACGGCAACTTAAACCGTCACTTGTCTAACTGTTTTGCTTTCTGGAACAATTTTCTGGTGGTGGGCGACTATCAAAGCGGAAACCTTTATTTTCTTGACCAGAATAATTACACCGACAACGGAACACCGATTACACGCATTCGCGGCTTCTATCATCAAGAAGACGATATGTCTGATCGCGTGAGATACAAGCAATTCATTGCTGAAATGGAATCGGGTAATGGAAACAACAATCAGCCTGTGACCGTGTTCTTGCGGTGGTCGGACAATCGCGGAAAATCTTTTGGCAACCCTGTTGGTCAAACAATGGGCAAAGAAGGCTATTACTTGACTTCAATCAATTGGTGGCGCTTGGGCATGGCTAGAGATAGGGTGTTTGAACTTTCATGGTCTGAGCCTGTTAAAACTGCTTTGTCTGGCGCTTTCATTGACGCTGCGCCCAATAGAAAATGACACAGTTAGCTTCAAACGTCCCCAATGTAAACATCAAGTTTCTTGATGCGAACGGGAATATTACGACTGCTTGGCTAATGTTCTTGACGCAGTTGTATCAAAGAACAGGCGGCAACAATACGCCTGGCTTAACTTTGTCGCAACTGCAACAGTTTCTTGAGAATTTGAGCGTTCAAAACGCTAACGGTTTTAATGGATATACGACTGTTGTTAACAATGCACCAGTTTTGACCATTGATACAACCGTGAACGGTTTGGCTTACGGTGATGGAACTGCGCTAAAAGCTGTGACAATTGGCGCAAACTTAATCTTTTCAAACGGCACTTTATCAGCAACTGGCGGCGGTAGCGGCTCTGATTCATTGGCGTTTGCCGCACGACATGGATAAAACATGATTAGACTAGACACTACAACACGGGTCTTAAAGCTGTTTTTGGGCGGCGCGGTAACTACTTCGCAACTCCAAACGACTGTTTGTTATTCAGACCAAACAAGCACGACCTATCTTGGTGCAACTCAATTAAGCCTATCCAATAACACCACTGCGGTAACTATTTGTAACGCTCCAGCGGCATCTACGGTGCGTGATATTGATATGTTGACAGTATTCAATACGGATACTGCTAATGCCATTGTCACGATTCAACTGGTGGATGGTTCAACTGCCTACAACGAAATTGTTGTCACGCTTTCGCCTCAAGATAAGCTGACCTACACACACGGTAGCGGCTGGCAAGTGGTAACTAACGCTGGCAACCTTAAACAGCAAACTTTAACTAGCTCAGGTGTTTCTGCGGTTACTGCGACTGCACCATTGGCGTCTAGCGGTGGCACATCGCCTAATTTGACTATTGCTCAAGCAAACACGACAACTAGCGGATATTTAAGCTCAACCGATTGGAATACGTTTAATGGAAAAGCGCCAGCAACATCGGGAACTTCAATCCTGTACGGCAATGGCACGGGTGGATTCTCAAACGTCACCATTGGGTCAAACCTTACATTCTCTGGCGGAACATTGTCAGCCTCTGGCGGTTCGGGAACAGTTACAAGCATCACCGCAGGCACAGGGCTTTCTGGCGGCACGATCACGACAAGCGGCACGATTGCAATTGCAAACACCGCAGTAACTGCTGGCTCGTATGGTTCAGCTTCAAGTGTGGGAACTTTTACGGTAAACGCTCAAGGTCAACTAACGGCGGCAGGCAGCACTACGATTGCCATTGCAGCATCACAGATTACTTCTGGTCAAGTTGCAATTGCTCAAGGTGGTACAAATGGAACAGCTACTCCTACTGCTGGTGGTGTTTCCTATGGTACTGGTACTGCTTACGCATTTAGTGCTGCGGGTACTTCTGGCTATGTGTTAGCTTCTGGCGGGGCATCTACTCCAACATGGACTAACTCGCCTACTCTTGTTGGCACAAACTTTTCTGCTATCCCTAATGGTGCTTTGACAAACAGCACAATTTCTGGTGTTTCGCTTGGTTCAAACTTAAACGCTTTGACAATCGGAACTGGTTTAAGCGGAACAAGCTATAACGGTTCATCTGGCGTAACTATTGCTTTAGCAAATACAGCAGTAACAGCAGGTACATACGGAAGCGCAACAGCAATTCCAACAATTACCGTTAATGCTCAAGGTCAGATTACCTCGATTACTACAAATCCGTTAAATTCACCTGCTTATCAAGGCACTTGGAACGCATCCACAAACACACCAACGCTTACATCAAGTTCTGGAACAAACAATAATTATTACGTTGTTTCTGTTGCTGGTACAACAACATTAAACGGAATTTCTCTTTGGTCTGTTGGTGATTGGGCAATTTTCAACGGAACAACAAACGCATGGGAAAAAATAAACGGTTCATCTACTGAAGCGTTTACAGGCATCACCGTAACTGGTTTAACTGGTTATATGTATGCCAACGGTTCAAGTGCTGTAACGGCATCCACAACCATTCCAACAACAGTTTTAAGCGGAACTATTAGTAACGCTCAACTAGCTAATTCATCAATCACTATTAACGGCAATGCTGTTAGTTTAGGTGGTTCAACAACAGTAACTGCTGCTGCTCCTTATGCTTTGACGATTGGCACAGGATTAAGCGGAACAAGTTACAACGGGTCTGCTGCTGTAACTGTTGCATTAGCTAATACGGCTGTAACTTCTGGTTCTTATACCAATGCGTCAATTACGGTTGATGCTCAAGGTCGGTTAACTTCAGCTTCTAGCGGAGCTGCTCCAGTTACGTCTGTTTCTGGAACTTCTCCTGTTGTTTCTTCTGGTGGGGCAACTCCTACAATCAGTTTGGCGTCTGGATATGGCGATACACAAAATCCATACGCAAGCAAAACGGCTAACTATTTCCTTGCATCTCCAAGCGGAACGGCTGGCGCTCCTACATTCAGGGCAATCGTTGCTGCTGATATTCCAACTCTTAACCAAAATACAACAGGGTCGGCTGGTTCTGTTGCCAATGCTTTAACAATTGGCACAGGATTGTCTGGTACAAGTTACAACGGCTCTACGACTGTAACAATCGCCCTAGCTAACACGGCGGTAACGGCTGGTTCGTACACCAATGCCAATATTACTGTTGACGCTCAAGGACGTATTACATCTGCGGCAAACGGTTCGGCTGGTGGCGTTACTTCCGTTGCTGGTACAACCAATCAAATTTCTGTTTCTGCTTCAACAGGTGCGGTTACTTTCAGCCTTGCGGCTGCGATTACAACTGGCTCATTTGTTGCTAACGAAACAATCACAGGCTCTTTGTCTGCTGGTGCTTTTAGCTATGGAACGCTTGGCTATTCAGACACAAGCATTTTTGCTTCATTTACTTCAAGCACAAACAGTTACAACCAGATCGTTTTACAAAATACCAGTAATGGTACGGCGGCATCGACTGATTACGTTGTAAGCAACAACAACGGTACTGCAACGACCTATTACGGCGACTTTGGCATGAATTCGTCAGGGTTTAGCGGTACAGGCGCTTTAAATGGCGCAAATAACGTCTATTTAACGTCAACCAGCGCTGATTTGGCGATTGGTACGACAACGTCTAATGCAATTCACTTTGTGATTAATGGGTCTGCAACCGATGCAGTGACCATTAATACCAGCGGTGCGGTGGCTTTCAACGGTTCTTACGGAACTTCTGGTTACGTTTTGCAATCTAACGGTTCTGGTTCAGCACCAACTTGGGTTGCAGGTGGGGGTGGTAGCTCAATCACCAACACAGCTACCAGCACAAACGCTACTTATTACATGGCGTTTCAGTCTTCCACAAGCGGAACGACTACGGTTAACTACGTAAATTCTGGCGTTACTGTTAACCCGTCTACTGGCGTTGTTGCGTCTGCTGCGTTTAATGCGACTAACGGATTGCACGTTAACAGTAAAACGGTTTCAACAAGTTACACAATCCCTAGCGGGTCAAGCGCAATGTCTGCTGGCCCTATGACGGTTGCATCAGGTCAATCTGTGACAATTTCTAGCGGTTCGCGGTGGGTGGTGCTATGACCGAAGCAGAATTTGTAACGTCTGTCATGCAGGATGATCGGGTCTGGAATTGGCTCAAAGTGGACGGGGCTAAAAAAGAAGATTACGCTCACAATCCTGCTTACACATACTTTACAAACAATCATGGTTTTATGATGTTTAGAGGTCTTTCCCCTGCTTTCCAAGAAGTGCATATTTGCATGAAAAAAGGGGCAAAAGATGTGGACAAGTTTTCTATGGACGGATTAGAGAAAATGCGTAAAAAAGGGGCTAAAAAGTTTCTTGCGCCTATTGGCGAATGGAATACACCTGCGCTAAAATTGGCAAAACGATGCGGCTTCATTGAAGAAGGCCGAATCTCTAAGGCGTACCAAAGGGACGGTATCTTCAAATCAATGGTCTTGATGGGGGCTGAATAATGAGTATTGTCGGAAACTTAATTGGCGATTTGACGGGGACAACGCAAGCCTCAAATGCCGCACAGCAAGCCGCGCAAACGCAGGCTAACGCTGCAAACTACGCTGCAAATCTGCAAAACCAAGCGTTTCAAACTACACAACAAAATTTGTCGCCGTACATGAACATTGGTACGCAGGCAATGAATCCCTATTTAAGTTTGCTTGGGCTTGGGTCTCAAGGCTCTGCGGGAATGATGAGTCAGCTTGAAAATATGCCAGGCTATCAGTTTGCTTTGCAACAAGGTTTAAAAGGCGCGGCTAATAGTGCCTCTGGAAGCGGTTTAAACCTATCAGGAGCGCAACAAAAAGGCTTGGCTAACTACTCGTCTGGTTTGGCAAGTCAAACGTATAACAGCCTTTTGGGTAACTTGGCTAACGCTGTTGGCACAGGTCAAAACGCTGCGGCTGGCTTGGGTAGCGCTGGAATGAACACTGCTACCGCAATGGGCAACAACTTGACGGCTGGCGCTAATGCTACGGCGGCGGGTCAAATTGCTGGCGGCAATGCCCAAACTAATATGCTTAACTCCCTTATGGGTTTAGGTCAAGGCGCTGCGGGTATTTATGCTTTGGGCAACTATGCTCCTGCTGGTGGAAAATCTTTAATTTCTCAATTGGGCGGTTTGTTTGGTAGTGGTGGTGCTGCTATTGCTCCTGCTAGTTATGCTGGCGGTGCTGCTGCTGGTTTTGGTATGAGTCCAGAAATAGCCGCATTGATTGGACTATAAGGATAAAAAATGCCAGTTGACGCAACAATCATTCCACAAAAGCAAAACGTGCCTGACTTCAGCGCACCTATGAACATTCTTAGCCTGTTGCAACAAACGCAAAACCAACAGTTGCAAGGTCAAAAACTTCAACAAGAAGTTCAACAAAACACGCCTGCATTAAATGCTGAATTGGCTAAAACTCAAATTGCAAATGCAAAACTTGAAGGTCTTGCAAAACAAAATGCATTTTGGGGTCAAGAATTAGGTGGGCTTAAATCATTGGGTGAAAAAGCTACTTACGATGATGTAAGTAAAGCCTTGTCTCGCGGTCTTAGCTTGGGTCACATTGACGGTAATACGGCTTTGAATTACAACAAAGAAATTCAATCGTTAAAAGACAAACCAGAAGATTTGCAAAAGTGGGTTGACCAGCATTATGTTGCAACTCGCTCTAATGAACAGCAACTTCAAGCGCTGATGCCGAAAATTAATTATGTTGATACTGGCTCAGGCATTACCATCACAAAACAAAGTCCATTAACAGGTCACACTGAAATTCAAGGAATTATTCCTAAAAACCTTTCGCCTGCTGAATTGTCGCAAACGGTTGAAATTAAAACGCCTGATGGTCGTACCGAAGTGATGACAAAAGGTCAATTGTTAAACATGGTGAATCAAGGTGGCGGCACATGGAACGGCGTCAAGCCTTCTAGCGCTCCAAACGGATATACAGGTCGTTATCCTGGCGCTGAAGCTAAATCTCCTGTTCTTGGAGAACATGGCGGCGTTTTGTCTGGTGCAGGAACAGAAGCTGGCGCGGCTCAATCTGCGATAGGTACTTCTCAAGCAGGCGCTGTTCAATCATTGGCAAACTTTGCTAGTGGTGTGCCTAACCGAGTTTTAAGTCTTGAAAAAGCTCGTGAAATTCTTACCGAAGGCACGCCAACAGGCCCAGGCACAGAATGGCGCAACTTTGCACGTTCTTTCATTGGTTCGCTTGCTCCAGAAATGTCTGAAAAAATTGGCGGCAAAGATTTCAATGCCAATACCGCCAAGTATGAGGAATTTAAAAAGCTAATGACCAACTACGCTAACAACGTCTCTGGTTCGCTTGGCTCTGGTACAAATGATCGTTTAGCGGCTGCAATCACTGGTAACGCTAATCCAAACATTCAAAACATGGCTAACCAAGATATTTTGTCAATGACTATTGCATCTGAAAAACTTGCAGCAGCCAAAAACAAAGCATGGCAAGCAACAGGTCAAGACCCTTCTAAATTTAACAAATGGGAATCTGAGTTCAACAGTAAAAAAATGTTGCCAGAATCGTTTGTTTTTGAGTCAATGACCGCGCCTCAGCAAAAGGCTTATCTTGAGCGTTTGAACAAACAAGGTAAATTGTCAGAATTTAAAAAGGCAGTTACTTCATACATCCGTCAAGGTTTGATTGAAGTGCCACAAGGACAATGACATGAATGATGATTTACAGAAATTAATTGACGAAGCTGGTCGGCTGCACAATGTTGACCCTGCATTGATTTCTGCGGCTATTCAAGCCGAATCAAGCTGGAATCCTAATGCCAAAAACGCAGAAACTGGCGCAACTGGTTTAGGTCAATTTATTGCTCCTACTGCTAAATCTCTTGGTGTTAAAAACCCTAACGACCCAAAAGAGGCAATTCCAGCCATTGCTAAATTGTTGGCTGAAAATCTTGATCGCTATGGCAATGCTGAAGATGCTGTTCGTGCTTATCATGGCGGCACAGATAAAGCCAACTGGGGGCCAAAAACAGAGGCTCACGTTCAAAAGGTTATGTCTTACCTTAATCACGGTAATGACGATGAACTTTTTAACAAAATTACAAAATCTGAATTAGCGCCAGTTGTAACAACGCCAGAAGAAGATGCGTTGTTTAATCAGATTACCAAAACAGCGCCAGAAGTAACGCAAAACGCGCCAGCACAATCAGATTCATTGATTGGCAATCCAATGCAAGCGGCACAAGCCTTTGGTCATCATTTGATGAACTTGCCTCACGGATTGGCTAACTTAGTCGAGCAAGGTGTTGCAAGCGGTGTTAATGCGATTGCTCCTAATTCTGCTGTTGCTAAATACATCCAAAACATTGCTAATCAAGACGTTTTGGCTGCTGGTCAACGTGAACAAAATTATCAAGCAAACGTGCCAACCAATGCAGCATCTGTTTTGGGCGCTACGGCTGGTGAAATTTTGCCAGCGATTTTGACTGCTGGAGAAAGTGTGCCAGCTCAAATAGGTTTAAAAACAATGGTAAATGGCGCTTTAACTGGCGCTGGATTGGGCTTGGCTCAACCTGTTTTAAGCCCTGATAATTATTGGAGTCAAGTTGGTCAAAATACTGCTTTTGGAACTTTATTGGGCGGCTCTGTTCCTGCTGTAACTCCTGCTCTTAGTAAACTTGGTGGATATGTTAGTAATGTTGCTGGAGCAGCTACTAAACCATTCACAAAAACTGGCGCAGAAAGCATTGCAAACGACATTATTAATCGCACAACAGGCGGAGCGCCACTGCAATCAGCCATTAATGAAATTGTGCCTGGCTCTAAGCCTACATTGGCAGAAGTTGCCAAAAACGCCAATTTGAGTGGTTTGCAACGCACAATCCGTGACATTAATCCTGAACCATTTGTTCAGCGTGAACGCGAAAACGCGCAATCACGTTTAGATTTGTTTGGAAAAGCATCTGAAAGCCCAGAAGCCCTTAATCAAGCGATTGAATCTCGTGATGCTGCTGCTCAATCTCAGTTGGATAATCTTTGGAAAGACAAAAAAGAAGTTAATCCACAACCTATTTTGAATCAAATCAATGCTGTATTGGAAGGCCCAGGTCGTGAGCGATCAGCCGTTAAAACAGCAATGAACCATCTTAAAGATAAATTGGTTGATTCAGAAGGCAATTTCAAATCAACAGACCCCGAATATCTTTATGAATCCATCCATAAAGAGATTGGCGACATTCTTAGTCCTTTAGCGCCTAAAGAATTGGCTTCGGCTAAACAAGCTACAAAAGAACTGATGAAAGTTAAAAATGCTGTTGCTCAAGTAATTGACCAAGGTGTGCCTACTGCTGTTGACAAAAATGGCGAGCAATTGCCAGGATTTTCAAAATATTTGCAAGATTATTCAGCATCATCAAAAGACATTGATGCAATGAAATTGTTGCAAGGTCTGAAGATTACTGACAATTATGGCAACATCACTTTGCCTAAAATCAATTCTAAAATTGAAAGCATTGAATCAAAAGCTGGTGAAAGAGGCGCAAACAAAGCCAAATCAGTTGATGTTGAACAACTTAATGCCTTGAAAAACATTCGTCAAGACTTACAACGTCAAGGTGAAGTTGGCAGAGGTCGTTCATTGGGTTCAAATACAGCTCAGAATTTGGTAACTCAAAACATGATTCAAGCTGCTTTGCCAGGCAAAATGGGTGCTTTGGTTGGTCACTTGCCAACTGGAACTTTAAGCGGCGCTTTAGGTACAGGATTAGGATACGCAGCAGGTGGCCCAATGGGTGCTGCGGCTGGCGGTACTGTTGGCGGTTTGCTTGGTAAAGGTTGGCAATCTTTGATGCAAACAAAAAATGAAGCCATTTTGGATCAATTGACTAACAAATTGCTCAATCCTGAAACGCTTAATCTTGCACAAAAACAGCAAGCATTGAATTTGATGCGATTGGCTAATCCTGCTTTAATTGGCGTTGGAACAAGCAACCTTCCCCGCATTGAAATCTCAGGCGTACCGACAGGACAATAAACATGACAACCTACGCAATCCTTCCCAATGGTAAACAACAGTTCATTGACTCTAATGGCAACCCGTTAGCTTCAGGGAAGGTTTACTATTACATTCCTAACACGACTACTTTTAAGAATACTTATCAGGATGATGCAGGCAACACCCTGAACTCAAATCCGATTATTCTTGATGCCAATGGTCAATGTATGGCTTACGGTACTGGTTCTTACCGTCAAGCTGTTTATGACGTAAACAACAATCTGATTTGGGACGTTCAAGTAGACGCGCCAGGCAACGGTAACGCATCGTTTGGAAACTTCTCAATTGCACCGTCTAACATTGGCACTACGCTAAATTTCAGCTATAACTCATCAGTCGTTGCGACTATGACAAGCGGCGGTATTCTTGGCGGTGCTTTGGGTGTTGGCCTGACTAACTGGACAACTGCAACACGACCTAGCGCTCCTGTGGTGGGGTTGATTGGATACAACTCAACCACTGGTCTACCTGAAACATGGAACGGTTCATATTGGGCGTCTAGCGGTGCATCTGCCAATGGTGTGATTTATCAAAACAATTTGGCAATCACTTCTAACTTCACTTTGAACGCAAGTAATGGCGGCATGAGTGTTGGCCCTGTATCCTTGGCAAGTGGTATCACCGTTACAATTCCTAGCGGTAGCCGCTGGGTTATCCTTTAAGGAGAAAACATGAGTTCTATTGTTCTTTCTGGCGACACAAGCGGACAGGTTTCGTTAACCGTCCCTGCTATCGCTGGTTCAAATACCGTGACCATTCCAGCGGGAACTGGCACTGCTGCGGTGCAAGGTGTGTCTACCAACATTGTGTCGGGTACTGCGGTTGCGTCTACTAGCGGCACAGCAATTTTGTTTACAGGAATTCCATCGTGGGCAAAGCGCATTACCTTAATGTTTCAAGGCGTTGCAACAAGTGGAACAAGCAATCTTAGAATTCAAGTTGGCTCAGGTTCTGTAACAAACTCTGGCTATGTGGGTTCATATTTTCAATCTTTGTCAAGTGCGCCTAACACGGCTGCATTTACTGCGGCGTTTGAATTAATTTCAGACGCTTCGGTTGGAAAAAATGGTGCTTTGAGAATTAATTTACAAACAGGAAATACATGGGTGGCAGAAGGTAGTTTTGGATGCTCAACGGGAAGAACTATGTTTTTAGGCGGTAGTATTGCACTGTCTGGATCATTAGATCGAATTAACGTAACTGCTGCAAATGGTACAGACACTTTTAACGCTGGCTCAATCAACATCTTGTACGAATAAGGAAACACCATGTCAACATTTACAAAAATCATTGTCAATGTGCAAACAGGCGAAGTGCAAGAAGTTGAGTTAACTGGAGACGAGTTAGCCGCTTACGAGGCTTCATTGGCTGCTCAAGCCGCAGAAGCTGCTGCTCAACCTGCAACTCCCGCAACACCAGCCGCAGGGTCTTAATCATGGCAACCATCATTAACGCTTCTACATCAGCAGGTCTAATCCAAACCGCTGACACATCGGGTACGCTGCAATTACAAAGCAACGGCACAACAATGCAGACTGTTGATTCAACTGGCTCTTATGGTCAATTGAAACAAGGTACAGCACAGGCCAGCACCAGCGGCACATCCATTGACTTTACGTCTATTCCTTCTTGGGTTAAACGTATCACTGTGATGTTTAATAACGTTTCAACTAGCGGAACAAGTAACTTACAAATTCAACTTGGTTCTGGTAGCCCTACTACATCTGGTTATCAAGCATCATCTGCATCGTCAACTTCTGCTGGAAATACAGTGGCTCTTTCGACAACAGGATTTGTTATAAATGCTGGTTCTGCCGCATATCTTTTTTCTGGTTCTGCAACATTTTCAAATTTAAACGGAAATCTTTGGACAGGAACTTTAACTTTTGGTCAATCTGACTCAGCTAGAGTCGCAACTTGTTATGGTTCTATTAACTTAGCTGGTGTTCTTGACCGATTACGTATAACCACAGTCAACGGCACAGATACCTTTGACGCTGGCTCAATCAACATTCTTTGGGAGGGTTAATCATGTCATTAGTTCTTGACGGCACAGCAGGTGTCACATTCCCCGCAAGCCAAACCCCTTCAATGACTGCTTACCAAGGTGGTGTGTTGACGTCTGGTACTGTTGTTGCATCTACTTCAGGCACAAGCATTACGTTTAGTTCTATCCCATCGTGGGCTAAACGAATCACCGTGATGTTTAACGGAGTTAGTACAAGCGGGACAAGTCTTATTCAAATACAAGTTGGTGCGGGTTCTGTGACAACAAGCGGCTATGCGGGGACATACTCTACTGCAACTAGTTCAGCTATTTCTACTACAAACATTACTAGTGGATTTGGTGTCATGGGTTCAACTGTTGCCACCGACGTTAATAGTGGAGCAATTGTTTTAGCGTTACTTGCCTCAAATACTTGGGTTGCTCAAGGTTCTGTTTCCATGACTGGCGGCACAAGACAAACTATTACTTCTGGTTCTATTGCTCTTGGTGGTTCTCTTGACCGTGTAGTCATCACAACAGTCAACGGTACAGACACCTTTGATGCTGGCTCTATTAACATCTTGTACGAGTAATTTATGGCAGAGTTTGAAATTGACCCTGTAAAATATGGTGTTCTTTGGCAAAAGGTCGAAGACTATGAACGCCGTTTTGACGACATGGAAAAAAAAATTGACAAGATGGAAAGCCAGCTTGAACGTCTTTTGGAACTTGCTAACAAAGGTCGTGGTGGCTTTTGGGTAGGCATGATGGTCGTTTCTGCTTTGTCTTCTGTAATTGGGTACGTTACTCATTTAATTGGGGGCAACCATTGACCCAATCACCCTTCTTTTTGGTTGCGTTACTTTGGTTAAACAAATCAAAGCAGGTTGCGACCAACTTCATGAAGGGCGAATGGCTATTGAGGAATTTAAAAAAGGCGCAGAGCGTACTGTCGCAGACGTTAAGGCTATTGCCAAAGAACTTACAGGAATTTGGGGTTGGATTAAAAACTTATTTGGAATCAAAAAAACAGATTCGCCAATCGTCACGCTTGAAAAACCTCTGCCCAACAAAAAGCGTTTACAAGACCCTGAAGAATTACAAGCTCAACTTATTATTGACGTTGGGCAAAAAATGGGCGAGTTTTTCGACATACATCAAAAACTCACAAACTACTACAAAGATTTAGAGGAGACTTCAATTAACGTCTACGACCCTGACGCAAACTTGGCAAAGAATGCAATGGATAGGGCAATGGTAGAACTTCAATTGGAAAATTTAAGTATTGAGATACGAGAAGCTATGGTGTATGCGCCGCCTGAGTTAAAGGACATATACACGAGGTTTCTCAAGATGCACAGTCGGATTGTTGAAGAACAGGAATTCGCAAGGCGTGAGCAAATCAGGAAAAGGAATGAGGCAAGATGGCTACGCGAGGAAATCAGCAAGCGCCGACAAATGCGGGTCGCCTTGGCGGTAACGCTCGGGCTTCTGGCGGCGTGGGTGTGGGGCTTGATGATTACTCTGCGGCTGACGACTCGGGATTTCATGCAATACTAATCTTGTTGGTGTTGTTGTTTGCTTTGTTAGTGCCTGCGGCTGGATATGTTTGGTATCGGGCTTATGTGGCTGAAATGGCAATGGAGCATACTTTGCGAAAACTGCAACAGGCTCAGAAAGAAATGCAAGAACAAAAGGAAAAACAATGAGGTTTTGTATACTTATTTTTTTCAGTTGGATACTTATTGGCTGTGAAGATCGTTATCGATATATCTGCCAAGACCCCAATCATTTTGGTGATGCACAATGTCAAAAACCTATTTGTGAGTTCACGCAAACATGCCCTGAATATTTGGTAGCACCTATCTTGGAGAAAAAAATTGAAGGAAATCCTGTTACAACTCCTAGCGCCCAACAATGCCAGGCTAACTGCCGATGAGATAGACGTTCGTGTCAGAGCATTTGTCGTCATTATGGTGACGCTGATATTTGCGTTTATTACGTTTGCTTTGTTGTATTCGGTGACGTTTGTGACTCAGCCGATTAAGCAAATGGCCCCGATTGACCAAGCCTACACAAAGATGTTGAACGACATTGTTTTGTTGATTGTGGGCGGCATTGGTGGCATCTTGACCAAAGGCGTAAGCAATGAGGCCAAAGACATGATGAACGCTGCCAAATCAAATACAGCGGCCTATGTTGCGCCTCCTGTGCAGTCTATTCAAGTAGCCGAATGGTCTGCACCTTCAGCGCCTTCAACGCCTGCCAATCATCTTGAGCCAGACCATGAGCGTGAAGCTATGGCTGCGGCTCGTCAATCGGTTAAGGAATGACGATGAATCCGTGGGTTATCTTAAGCGTTTTAATGGCCTTGGCAGGTGTTTATGGTTATGGACACCATCAAGGCTACAAAGAGAAAGAGACAGAAGATGCTATCGTCATTGGTAAAAAGAATCAGGAAATGTCTGACGCAAAGGAACAAGCAGATGCCAAACTTGCACAAGCAAAAAAATCTCTGGCAGTTAAAAACTCTCAGCTTGTTAATGCTATCCATACTGGTGAGCAGCGGTTGTTCGTCAACGTCACCCCCCAAGCTGGATGTGCCTCCTCTAGCGATACAGAAACGAGAGCCGAACTTGACAGATCGGTTAGTGAAGCTCTTGTCACCATCACAGGGGACGGAGACCAAGCCATTGTCGAACTTAACGCCTGCATTGACCAATACGCAAAAATGAGGGAGATCATTCATGGTAAGCGCTGAACAACTCCAACAACTTGGTATTGGTATTGAATGGACGCCTGCGCTTAACGATACGTTCGCAAAGTTCAACATTGCAACACCTCGCCAGCAAGCAGCGTTTATTGGACAAGCAAGCCATGAGTGCAACAACTTCAAAACGCTTGAGGAAAACTTAAACTACAAAGCCGAGACTTTGATTAAACTGTGGCCTAGCCGATTCCCTACTTTGGAGATTGCTAATGCCTACGCCCACCAGCCCCAAAAAATTGCCAACAAGGTCTACGCCTCACGCATGGGCAATCGTGACGAAGCGTCTGGTGATGGGTTCAAGTTCAGAGGCAGGGGTTGTATCCAACTTACGGGGCATGACTCGTATTGGCATTTTGGTCAGGCCATCAATGCCGATCTTGTGGCCTCACCCGATTTGGTGTCCTCGCCTAAATACGCTGCGTTAAGTGCTGGCTGGTTTTGGTCAACACATAATCTCAATGCTTTGGCAGACGCCATGAACTACGAGGCTGTAACTCGCAAAATCAATGGTGGCATCTTTGGACTTGCTGAACGAATTGCATTGACTCAGAAGGCTTATCAGGTTTTAGTCTGACAAGGCTTCAATCATTACCCAAGTGGCGATGAGTAATGCGGTAAAGAATCCTGCTCCAAAAAACAGGATTGTGCAAAGCATGAAGATGTTGTAAATATCGTCATCCATTGTTTTTCTCTTTGAGTTTGTCTGCAACTGCCCATATTGCGCCTAAAGTTAGCGAACGGTTTTTACGCAAAAGTGTTTCTAATTCTTCGCAAGTCAGGTCTACCCATTCTTTTCGGTCAAATGCTTCTGCCAAAATAAAAATCACAGGGAACAAACACAAAAATCCAAGATCAATCAATGTCATTTTGATTCTCCAAACTTTCATTTATCAACTGTTGCTTAACTAGCTCTAAGCACCAAATTACGGTGTCCATGTATAGCGATTCGTCATACTTGTGAACCAGCTCTAGCATTTCATCGACCAGAGCGCCAGCCACCTTGCCTTGGTTTAGATTCATGTCTTACTCCTTGTTCACATTCTCATCATCCTCCGCCCAAGGATGGTTCACGGCATCTGCGTACAACGCCAAGCAACCGCCTACGATAAAAATGGCAACAATGCCGCCGACAACAATATCAATCCAGTCCATCATTTGCCTCCACGTTCTTTGATTAAGAAATATGTATGTTTCAAATCTGGATTTGATCTTCTTAATTGGACAAGGCAACTAGTTGCAGCTAATCTTTGATCATCTCTAAATCGAGCAACAACAATATTGCCCCCGAGTGTTTTTTGTTTGAGATAGATCATGTGTGTAGTTCGTCGTCAAGTTTTAAAAGCATCAGGATGGCAAAGCAACCTGCCCAAACAGTCAACGTAACTTTTAAGCCAGTTGTCCAATTAGCCAAATCCCAACTTGCCGAGATGCCAGCGCCTATCACGTACCAAAACGCATAACTGATGATGAACGGGGTCATGATGAACCCAATGGTTGCAAAGTAGCGTTTCATTTCATGCTCCTTGTTTCAAAAAATCCATTCAAGTGTGGATGTTCTTTCATAAACCGTCTTGCTAGGTATGGTGTAACGTGGTCATTAATTTTCCATTCACTATTCGCTTCTTGCAAAGCTGAATGATGACGTAAGAACTCAATGATTGTTCTGGCTGAGTAATGGCGGTGGCCTCGCTGATAGATCAGCAGCGCTTGCTCCTCAAACGCTTTCCAAATGTGATTGTTTTCAGCAAACCAGTTTTCAATGTTCATAATGTGCCTCTTAATTTGTCAAAAAAATGGGGACAAAGCCCCATAACTCAGAATGGGATGTTGTCAAAATCGTCTTTAGGTAAACCTTGGTAGCCCTCTTTTGGTTTGGGTTCATTCAAGTAAGCCCAACCCGACCAACCTTCTTCGGTGATGGGCATCAAATCCATCTTTAGCATTGGCCCAGATTTGGTATCCACCACAGAACCGATACGTTGATAGCGGTTCTTTTCTTGACCGTCTTTGTTGGTGTATTTGCCAACAACTGCCACCACTTCATACATTGTTTTAGCCATTTTTCACTTTCAAGTTGTTTAATTTATCAATTTTGGTTTCAAGTTCTTCAAGAAACTTATTAACTTCTGCTTCTAACTCTGCAATGTATTTGTCATCACGTTCAATGCGAGTAACAAACAACTGCAAACCTTCAGGGGCGCGTGGGTCAAAACTTACAAAATCATTCCACAAGCGATTAGCGCAAGCCATTTGCCACTGAACTTGCGGCATATATTTGCTTGGCATCTTTCCAGATAACAACGTATCAAAATGCGTTGCAGTGTTTGGACATTTAATTTCAATCATTCCATCATCACTTATTAATCCATCTGGTGAAGCAGCGCACATAGGTAAAAACGGATGGTTAATAATTGCCACCTCGTCCACCAAAACGTCTTTAAACGCTTCATAAGCTGCTCGTGCAAGTGGTTCTGTCTCAGTACCCCAATCCATCGCGGCATTGCTGAATGATTCCTGTTTTTTACCCGTCATGCGCTCACAAATTAATTGAGCCATGTAGTTTTCACGGCTAGTCGAATACCCTGATTTAGTTTTGGCGATAACATCAGCAACTTTGCTGGCTGTCACTTTGCCCAATCGGGCGGCAAACCATTCGTCTGTGCGTTGCTCCATTACAAACTCGCTTTCTTTGCGTCTTTAGCTGCAATCATTTTTTTCTGCCAATGTTTATTTGTGCCACAGGCTTTGTAAGCCTCAAGATAAACCTTTTTGAGATGATCTTGATCGGTTGCATCCTGAATAGCAATCAGGTGGTCAGCCATTACGTTAATGTCAACGCTGGCAACTTCATGCGTTGTTTCGTCAGCATCTGGTGTGCCTTCAATTGGAATAGCAAACGCTTGAAAACAAGCATATTTGTAAGCCGCAGACATGGCTTTGTTGGTTGCCTTGTCGCCACTATCCATTGCTTCGCCAAACGTCTTAACGGTGTGTTTAGACCCGTCCTCAACGGAAACAAAATCAAACTCAACCTCAACGGTCACATAAAACAATGTACCACCTGATTTGCTTTGACGTTCTAAGCAATCGCGTTTTAGTACTCGCGGCAAAATGCACAAACCATTTGATGCCAACAAAGGCGCAATTGCTTGGTACACATCGTCAATGCCTCGGAATTTGTATCCACTGCCCTGACTGTTTGTGCGAGTTTTGCCAATACCAACAACAGAAAGCGCACCTTGCACTTTGTTAATTGATTCATAAACTTTCATATTGCAATTCCTTTTCATTTTGTGCAATCAAACGCAAGATTGCTAATTTTTCTTTTTCGCCAAGCAAATGGTCAATAGTTTCACGGTCTCCATTTTCAGAAACTGCAATCACTTTGTAATCTATCCCAAATTTGAAAAACTCGTATTCAATGAACAGATCACGTTCGCCAAGAACTTCGTCCATTGACATGGGATATGAGAATGTTTCAAAGCTAATCATTTTGCACCCCACAGCAAATGAACTAAAAAGCCAGCGGCAAACGCCAACGTGATGTACACCCAAAACTCAGCATTGGATGCCTGTTCGTCTTTGTTGATTGATTGCTGGTATGAAAGATACTGCTCGTGCTTGACGGTGTTGGGAAACGCCTCGTCAAGTGTGCGTGGGTACTGTCGGGTTGTGGGATTTAGATCAATCATCATGTGCTCCTTAAAAGACCGCAGATGTTGCGGCATGGATAGAAGTGTACAGCAAAATTTACGGATAACGCAACAATTTGCAAAATATTTTCATTGTGTTGTATTT